GGTCGCGCCGGACGTGGGGCCAAGATCGGCTTGCTGATCGCCGACGACGCGCAACAAGTCTTGAAAGACCTCGTTGGTCTCATAGAGGTTGGGGTCGATCGGCACGCCTTTGATCGCCTGAAGGACATCGTCGATTTTCTGCCCCTGCTGAAGAGCGCTGATCGAAATCAGGGCGTTCACCGGCGGGTTCTTGAGCGCGTCGATGTCTTCATCGTCGAGCACCCCCTGGGCGTAGGCGATCTTGGGGCGATTGGCGAAGCGGTGCTCGCGCAAGCCCTGACGCGAGCGATTGAGTTCAAGCTGCATCGAGCGGATGAGCGAGACGTCGGACAAGGAAAAGACCTCGCCCTCGGTTTCGTTGAACGCGACAAGGAACCAGGGCCAGAAACGCTCGGTGTAGAACTCGGGCTCGGCCGGCTCGCGCAGAAAGTCGGGATAGCCATCACAGATCACGTAAACGAGCCCGTCTTCCTTATTGTACATCTCCCAAACGAGGGCGCGCGACGCGTCCTCGGTCGTCGCATTGGGATTGCCCGGCGAACGCGACCAGATTTCCGCCGCGTTCGACGTGTCGGCGCCCCAATCCCTCGCAGAATCGCTAAGATTGTAAGCCGTGTACTTCTTGCCGACGTCGACCTTGTAGGTCTGCTCGATTTCGTCCTCGGTGAGGCAATATTCCTCGGCGACCCACTTGCACCCGAGAAAATCACGCAGATTGGTGCAGTTCTTGTCGACGATGATCGCCGTGGACTTGGGCCACGAGAACATGAGCCCTTCGCGCACGACAATGTCGGTCTGGGCGGCGAGAGATGCGATCGTGAGGCGCATCTGCTCGGCTTCCGGCGAATCCACGGTGATTTCGTTGTCGGCGATGTCCGCCGAGACCTGTTCGACGAGGGAAAGTTGCTGCTCGGCGTCGGCGAGGCGGGAATCGAGATCCGGCGAACGCCCCATGACGCGTTGGAAGCCCACACGTATCCACCCGACGCCAGAAGTCGCGGCGCGACGCACCGTGAGCTTCATCCGGCTCTTGAACGACTGCTGCTGCTGGGAAATCTCGTAGGCGTAGAGGATTTCCAGGGTCCGCGCGATGCGGTTGAGCTGATCGACCTGAGCCTTGACGTTTTTGGCGTCAGCGAGCACCGCCTGGGCGTTGGCGACCTCGTCGGGAGGCGGCCCCGGCGACGGCGGAAACGCAGAAGGCTGTCCCGGCTGGGGCTGGAGCATCCCTAAGAGCCCGCCAGGGCCGTTTCCCGGACTCGGCGGCCCCCCAGGACCGGGCGGCGGCGGCGGCGGCGAAGGCCCGCCCTGGGCGGCCCCTGGCGCTCCCGGGGGCAACCCAACGGGCGGGTCTTGCCACTTATATTCGGGCTGACCCGTCAGCGTTTGAAGAGGAATGCCCGACTGCGCCGCCGCGAGCCCGAGTCCGACCCCGATTCCGAGCTTGACGCGCGCGTCCTGAGCAGCCTGGGCCTGTTGAAGGGTCTGCTGCGCCTGATTGAGCGACGCCATCGTCCCGTCCCACACCGTCGAGAAGATTCTCGGGCGCGGTTTGGCCACCGCCTTGGGATTCTTGGCGTAGACAGCCGCGACCCGCTGCTTGACGTGGCGCAGGGTGATGTTGGCGACGTAGCGGTCGTCGAACGCGTCGTTGAACGCGGCGGATTTGGTCTCTTCCGGCCATTGGCGGCCGGCGCAGAACTTCTGGTCCCTGACCATGCGCTCGAACTTCGGCCTCCAGAAGGTCCGCGACTGCTTGATCTGCCTGGTGAGCTTCTCGACGAGCTGTCTGCGCTTCTCGTCGGGCTCGGGCGGGTCACGCTCGAGGACTTTGGCGTTGGGATCGCTCGAAGAGCCGCTCAGGAGGCCGCCGGCTGTGGGCGCGGACGCCGCGGCGCTCGTGTCCACGGCCGTCGGGTCGCTGACCATGTGAATCTCGGGAGGCGGCCCAGGTGAAGCCGGAGGTTCGAGCCCGTTCGCCATCACCAGCCTCCATTCAAGCTCGCCATCTGGGCGCGCTTCGACTCAGCCTTGACCCAGCCAAGCGTTCCCTGGCGCGGCGCTTCGCTCTTGCGCGCCACAAGGCGCGGCGGCGCCTGGATATAGAGCCCGAGTCCGATCCAGGCGAGGAAATCGACGAAGTCGTCGTGGACGCCGTAGGGAAACTTCAGGAGTTCGTCACGCGCCTCAGCCCACCACGGAGCGAAACTCGGAAAGAACACCATCCTCATGGCGATGCGCCCGTTGATCGCCTGGGCGCGCGTCTTCTTGTCGTGGACAGGCGTCACTTCCGCGATCCCGCAGAAGGTCGAGCGCTCCAGCATGCGTTTGCGCAGGAAAGGCCCGATCGACTTCGAGATGTGGCCGCGCTCGGCCCACCAGTGAAGCGGCTTGAACTTCGCCATGAGGTCGATCATGCGCTCGACGGCGACGTCAGTCGCGTAGCGGCCCCAAACCAGGTCAGGCATGACCCAGATGTTTTGATCCTTGTCGACGCCCACGACGCCCATGCATGTTTTGTCGCGCTCTTGGGCCGTGGACACGGCGTGATCGCTGGCCGCGTAGAAGCGAAGCGACTCTTTAGGGGGCAGCTCGTCCTTCGTGTAAGTCATCAAGCACTCGCCAGGAAAGAAGTTGCCCTTCTCAGGCGTGGGCGAGCCCTGGTAGAGCGCCTGAAACCCCCTCGGGTCGCCCTCGCGCATGTCTTCGAGGTAGTCCTTGGGAAATCGCGCAGGCCACAGGGGCTCGCCCTCCTTGCGGCCGATGGGATCGTTATCCCGGGCAAGCGCAGGAAGGTCGATGATCGACCATTTGCGCGCCTCGGTGAGAATGAAGTTCGGATTCGTCTTGTCGGTAAGCCTTCCGACGAGATCGTCCTCGTGCCAGCGCGTTTGAATGATAATGATCCAGCCTTTCGACGTCACGAGACGCGACCGGATCACTTGAACGTACCATTTCCACACTTTTTCACGCGTCGTGGGCGAATCCGCCTCGACCCGGTCCTTGATCGGGTCGTCGAGCACGAGCCCAATCGCGCCGCGACCCGTGATCGAGCCTCCCCGGCCGGTGAAGAAGACTTTCGCGCCCGTTTCAGTCTCGATCCGGTCGACGGAAGCGCTCGCGATGCGCAATTGAGGGAAAATCTGACGATAAAGCGGATCGTCGAGGATCGCCTTGACCTCGCGGCCGAAGTCCCAGGAGAATTTCTCGTTGTAACAGGCGCTGATGATCGAATCGCGGGGATGTTTTCCGACGAACCACGCCGGAAAGAGCCGCGAAGCCAACTCCGACTTGCCGTGTCTCGGGGGGCAATTGATGATGAGACGCCTAAGCTTGCCTTTTTCGACCTCTTCGAGCGCCGCCGCGATCACTTCGTGATGCTTCGCCGGCTGATAAAGGGAGAAATCCGGATCGTCAGGATGATCCGGGTCGGGCTTCATCGCCTTGGCGAAGGAAATCAGACGATTTTGCGCGACGAGCGCCGCCTTTCGCCTCTTGAGGGCGTTGAGGTAGCGGATTTCCTGCGGGATGAGCGCTTTCATGGGCTTGGCGAGCACCCCCGGAGAGTTCTCAAGGACGGTAAAGCCGGAACCCCGGCGCTCCGACGTCGACGCCGGCGAGGTTGAGCAGGACCGCGACCAGGATCAGCACGATGATCACGATCATGATCGCCCGGATCACGCGGGGGATCGGGTCGGGCAGAGGAAACACGCCCAAGAGATAGTCGACAAGCCAGAACAAGAGCCCAAGAACGATCGCGTAGACAATGAGGGTGATGAGGACGCCGATCATGACAGGGTTTTCCCTTCAAGTGACCGCGACCGTATTCGAAAGCGCGGTCGCGGCTCCCTCGTTGTTGGCCGCCGTGACGGCGCAGCTCACGGTCTTGGCGCTGTCGGCCGCGACGAGAAGGTAGGTCGAGCCGGTCGCGCCCAAAATGTCGGCCCCCGAGCGCCGCCACTGGTACGTGTAAGCGAAGGGCTTCGTGGACGGTGTCCACGTTCCCGTGGAGCACGAGAGCGTCTGGCCCACGGTTCCCGTCCCAGTCGCAGCAGGCGAGACGGTGGACACGGGCTTGGCGCTCGCGACCCATTTCATGAACCTGGGCCTCAAGACGTGAATCACCGAACGCTCGCGCTTGGCGATGAATGTCATTTCACCGGCTTTGGGGGTCGTCGCCATGGCCCTTAGTCCTTTCAATTACGGCGTCACAAGGATTCGTGACGTTGACGAACTTGCCGTCGCTCATCTCGACCAGGCACTCGACGCCGGGGCCGAAGTGAACGCCGCGCCCGCCACGAGGGCCTCGAACGCTCACCACTTGTTCAGGATTGACCCAAATGATTTGACCGTCGGGTCCGTTGAGCGGAACGAGGACAAGGAGGGCGAGAGACGCGCTCATGGGCGCACTTCCCGAATGATGTCGATACAGGGAGCCTGAACGAGGCCGCGAAAAAAGCGAGCGCGAACGAAGCACCTGGGCTCGTCGGCGACAGCGGCTTGCGACGGTTCTCCGGCGCCGGGAATGACGAACTCGCCGCGACACGCCGCGAGCAGGAAAGCAAGCGTGATCGTCAGACCTTTCACCGCGTCGCCCCCCTTGAGCCCGGGGCCAGCGCCTCCAGGGCCTCGACGCGCGCGGCGAGGGTCTTCACCGCCTCGATGAGCAGGGCGGTGAGTTTCGGATAGTCGAGCGCGAGCATGGGCTCGGTCTGTTGAGGCGCGGCCTCCGGGTCGCCGACGGCAGCGTTGTAGATCTGGACAATCTCCGGCACGATCGGCTGGACATCCTGGGCGATCAGCCCAATCTCCGGCATGTTGGGCGTGGTGATTAGGTTGTAGGAGACGCCTTGCAGCGCAAGCACCTTGTGGAGCGAACCTTCGAGCGGCGCGATGTTCTCCTTCAGGCGCCGGTCGGAAGGGCCGTTGACGATGGCGACCGCGAAATTGGCGACGCCGGTTGAACGGGAGATCCACAACGGCTTCGGCACGGTCGCCCCCGCGCCCGCGTCGTTAAAGGCGTTGACGGTAAAGTCCGATCCGGCATTCGAGCTTTCCGCCGCGTTGTCACCGAGCGAAACCTGCCAGCGCACAACGCCATTGGTCATTCCCTGAACGATGCTCGAATAGCCCGAGCCGCCTTTATTAAGGCGGATCGCAGCGCTTTGACTGGCTGCGCCCGACGCCCCCGACAGGGTTGCGCCGTTCCCGTTGACCGCGACGTAGCCCGTCTTGCGCTCGATCGTGAGCGGCGTGCCGATATACGCCCCTGTATTGTCAAAGGTGTTGAGCTGGAGGTCCGACCCGGCGTTCCCGGCCGCTTCCGCCGTGCCGTTGGCGAGCAAAATCCAGCGGTTTTGACTGGCAGTCGCTAACACCAGCCCGCGAGCGGTTCCGGCTGCGCCGTTCACGGTGATCGTTGTCGCGGCGGTCAAACCCCCACTGAACGTCGCTGCGCCGGTCGCGCGGGCGATCGTCAGCGGGAAACCGAGAAAAGCGCCGCTGTTGTCGTATGCCGACAGACTAAAATCGGAACCGGCGTTGCCAGCCCCCTCGGCGGTCGTGTCGCCAATCCGCATCTGCCAGCGGCTATTGGCGGCGACGGCGGCGCCGGTGTAACCAGTAATATAACACTGCGCTCCGCTCGCCGCTTTGGCGAGCGCTATTCCAGCAGCGCCGCTCGCCGGTGCAATAGCCAAAGCACTACCGAAAGTCGCCCCCGCGCTGAACGCCGGGTTGGTGTCCAGCACATTCGAGCCGGTTCCGGTCGAAGCTTTCCACGCCGGCGTTCCCGCCGCGACGCTCAAGACGGCGTCGGTCGCCCCGGCCGCGAGCCAGATTGGAACCGTCCCGGCCTGCCCGATGAGAAGAGCCCCGTTTCCCGGCGCGGCGGGCAACGCAAGCGCCGTCCACTGCGCAGGCGCGAACGCGCCGGGAGGGATCGCCCCATTGGCGAACCAGACCTTGCCCGCCTGGACGACGCAGTCCCCGGCCGCATAGGTCGCGCTCGTCGAGAAAAAGCGCACGGCGACGAGCTTCTGAGGGTTCCTCGACGCATCGATCACGCCGAAGATCAAGTCAGCGAAGTTGACGTAGAGTTCGCCGGGAGAACGCGAGCCAGCGGCGGGAGAGGCGCTCGTGGTCGAGGAGCGAAGGACTTGAACCCGTGTCGTCATGGCTATCTAGCCTCCTCATGAAAAGCGCATATGCGCGAGGTCAGAAAGTCCCTTGATCCAGGGTGAAGTTGTCGAGCCGCGAAAAACTGGGATCGCCGCCGTCGATGCGCGTGGCGAGCGCGCCCGAAGGCGTGAAAGAGATATTGGCGGAGTTCGCAAAGACGCCCCCAACGCTCGCGGTGATCGCGCCGCCGAGCGTCAAGACTGCCGAGATCGACGACGTCTGCCACATGTTCGACGCATCGGAGAGAACGAGCTGGTTCTGCGCGGTGGGCGGCGGAACCTGGGCGGCGGCGGCGGGATTCGAGACGAGACCCCACGCGAAACCGGGGCCGGCGCCGGAAAGAAGAATCTGGTTCGCGGCGTTGGCGGCGGGCATCGACGCGCCGACGGTGATCCCGGGCTTCACACCCTGGACGAGAGGCGCAAAGCCGCTCGCGAACGGCGGCCCGACGGCGGCGAC